TCCGCACTGGCCGGGTTATTGGGCGTCCGACTTACATTTCGGATCACGTTGCTCAGGACGAAGTTGTGGGCTTTATGGGCGATTTCTCCCAGCTTATTTGGGGACAAATCGGTGGTCTGTCCTACGACGTCTCTGACCAGGCAACTCTTGACCTTTCCGTTAATGGAGATGGGTCCGGAATTGTGTCACTTTGGCAGCAGAACATGGTAGCAATTCGTGTTGAGGCCGAGTTTGCTGCGCTGGTGAATGACCCTGAGGCATTCGTCAAATTGACTGATGTTCCTGCGGCTAAACCTGCTCCTGCCACGGTTAAGGCACCTGCACCGACCGCTAAGTGAGGTTAAGGAGGGCGGCTAACTTCACTTAGCACCTTAAGTGAGGTTAGCCGTCCCCTACCAAGGAAGGATTTCCGCATGGCGTATGCAACCCCTGAGGATGTAGCAACCCGTTGGGGTAGGGAACTTTCCCCTGAGGAAACCAATCTGGTGAGTGTCCGGTTGGAAGATGTCGAGCGAATGATTCGCCGGCGTATCCCCGATCTGGATGACCAGGTTGCTTCAGGTCAGATCAACGTCGAGGACGTTGTTCAGGTCGAATCAGACGCGGTGTTGAGACTCGCTAGGAACCCAGAGGGTTACAAAAGCGAAACCGATGGTGACTACACCTACACGTTGTCCGATGATCTTTCGACGGGTGTTCTGGGCATCACTGATGACGAGTGGGCGATTCTTGGGGTGTCGCGTGGTAGCGGCATGTTCACTCTGGTCCCGGCACCTGTTGTCGGGCCGTCTATGTATGACCCGTGGTACGGACGCCGCAACGTCGAAGCTGTGTGGAAGCACTACAAGGTTATCGACTGGGCGCGTCAGGTGTGGTGATGAGTCTTCTGGATAAGGGCAACGAGCCCATCGTGATCTTCCCTGAGGAAGTCACTATTGATGTGGACGGCAACACGCGCACTTACCCGTCTAAGACGGGTGTCCCTGCGGTGGGGAGGCTTCAGCCTGCCGCACAGTCGGGTACTTCTGCGCGGCGTGCGGAGCAGGACAACGAGGGTTTCGAAACGGAGCAAATGTATGTGCTTCGACTTCCCCGCATGTACCACTGCCATATGAGGGCGCAGGCGCAGGTTGAGTGGCGTGGGAAACGCTGGGCGTTACACGGTGACCCTGCGATCTACTCGAACTCCCCCAGGACATCTCATCTGGTCTACATGCTGCGGCGGTACTGATGGCTGAAGTGTATTTGTCCTGCAATGACACGGTTCTTCATCTGCCCGGGGTTACCCGGTCGGTGAAGGAGGAGGCGCAGGATGTCGGCCAGAAGGCTGAGGTTCTGTTGGATGTTGCCAGGGCTATGACTCCGCACGAAAAGTTGGGCGCTGACAGGGTTACTAACCCTCAGCCGTCCCATCTGACTGACATTGAGGTTGAGCCCGCACCGGACCAGTTCACTGACTGGTTCGTGTCTTTGGTGGCCCCAGCCCCATCTAACCCGCTCGCTATCGAGTTCGGGCACGATCCTTCCGGCTACTTCGCCCCCGAGCGTTACGGGCGGCTCACTAAGGCTCCGGAGGGTCTTTACATTCTGCACAGGGCAGCCGGTTTGATCTAGGAGGATTCATGTCAGAACTACCTCGCGTGGCGAGGGTTGTGCTGCCGATCCTTCGTGAAGCGTTACCGGGTGTCGCTGTGCAAACCTGGGGTGCCGATATTGATTATCGGCATTTCCCGATCCTGAATCTTCGTCGTGTGGGCGGTAAGCGGCACGGGCGTCGGGCAACCGAACTGGGTTGGCCGGTGATTGAGATGACGGTTTTCACTGATGTTGGGCTTCCGGAAACGGAGCAGCTTTACGAGGATGCACTTGAGGTGCTGTATGACGCTGTGAGGCGTCAAAGACTCACTGAATACGGGTATTTGCACTCGATCAAGGAAACGATGGGTGCTACGCAGTTCAGTTCTCTTTTCATGGACTCCTGGCGGGTCCAAGGTCTGATTCAACTTGGGGTTCGTCCCCTTAACTAACTAACCAGGAGACATTCATGTCACAGAACGATAAGGCTGTTGTTACAGCCGCTATCGGCTACGTTTTCACTGCGGAACCGGGTACTCCCCGGCCCACCCCCGCTCAGATCGCGTCGATTGACCCTGAGGCGTTCGGTTCGTCTTCCAGCACGGTGACTTCTTCGGAGGCTCCGACTGGTGGCACGTTCAGCCTGACCGTGGGTGAGGGCACTGTTGCCCCGAAGCAGGCTGTTGAAACCATCCCCGCGAAGGTTCCCCCCGCGAAGGTTCCCGCTGAGGGTGCCAGCACCCTTGAGGCGACTGGTGTTGAGCCGCCTGCGGACACCCCTGATCCGAAGGCAGCCAAGAGCAGCAAGACCTCTAAGGCTGTTGCGGCTGATGAGCCGGTTGCTTCGGATGCCCCTTCGGGCACCACCCTTGACCTTCCGTTCGACTCCGGTCCTGCTGAGGTTCAGACCGCCCTCGAGAACATCGAAGGTGTGGGTTCGGGCAACGTCAAGGTTACCGGTGGCGGTTTCGCCGCTGACGGTTTCGTGATCGCGTTCGTCGGCACCCTTGCCGGCGAGAACATCGAGGTCACCGTGAACTCGAAGCTGGAACCGGCCACTGCGGTTGCTACCGCTGAGGTCGCTACCGCCCCGAATGGTTGGTCAACTCTGGGCCATACGTCCAGGGAAGATTTACCAGAATTTGGGTTCGATGGCGGTGACACGGAGGTTCGTGGCACTTGGCAGAATGAGAATCTGCGTGAGGTTGTCACTAACCCGATTGCGGACTATCTGACGATTCTGTTGCAGCAGTTCGACACCCAGGCGTTCGAACTGTATTACGGCAAGGACGCGGCTAAGGCCGCTGGTGTGTTCGGTGTCGCTTCTGGCACTGCCACCCCGGTGGAGAAAGCCTTGCTGATAATCATTGTCGATGGGGATACGAAGATCGGATTTTATTCCCCGAAGGCGTCGATGCGCCGGGATGATTCGATCAGCCTTGCGACTGATGAGTTCGCTTCTCTGCCGGTGCGTGCCACGTTCTTGAAGTACGGCACCGCCAACAAGTTTGAGTGGATCAACGAGGACCTGTTCACCTGATCTGCTCTGTGTGACCGGGGAGGGGTTGGAGTCTTGGCGGGCCTTCCAACCCCTCCCCACCTAAGCCCCGCCATATCAAAAGGCCCGCCCACAAACATTTTATGAAAGGTCCGCTATGTCGAACATTTTCACTCTTGACGCTATGCGTGAGGAAATCGAGCGGGAGTTCGCCCCGTTCCAGATCAAGGTTGACGGGGAGAAGTTGACTCTGCGTAACCTTTTGCGGGTTCCGAAGACCCGCCGTGATGAGGTTTACGGTCTGCTCGATGAACTGTCGGCGGCTCAGGACTCTGTTGAGGGCACGTTGTCTGCTACGGAGAAGTCCGCTCAGATCGCTTTGAAGATCATCCCGCTTGTCGCTGACGACGAGAAGTTGGCGCGGAAGCTGGTTGAGAACATCGAGGACGATCTGGCGTTGACTTTGCGCCTGTTTAACGTGTGGATGGAGGCTACGCAGTCGGGAAACTCCGAGGACTCATCGAACTCATAGATGAGTACGGTGAGTTTCTGGCTGCCGATCTGCGGGAGTATTACCAGGTTGATTTGAGGGATTTGTTTCGCCCTGATGCCGGGTTGACCCCTCTGTATTTGTTGGCGTTGGTTCGCGGGTTGCCGATGGAGTGCCGGTTTAACGCGGAGCGTCGTGGTGGCCCTGAGTTCCGTGGCTGGGATGCGGGTAGGTATATCGACGCTGCGACTGTGAACGCGGTTCGTGCTTTGCAGTGGACGTATGTGTCTGCTCATTCGAAGTCTAAGCCGAAGCCACCTGACCCGTTCCCGATCCCTGATTTGTCTGTTCGTCGGCGTAATCGTGGGCCGGGTTCATTTGCTTTTATTGCGACGCAGAAGCTCGCTGCTGCTAAACGAAAGGTTGGCTGATGCCGGGTCCTGGTGGGGCTAGTGGTAATGAGATTGGCCGGGTATCGGTTCGGGTTGTCCCTGACATCACTGGTTTCCGTGGTGAGGTTGAGCGGGAACTCGAGAAGATTGAGCGGACTCTCCGTGGCGAGGTTGAGGTCGATGCGGATGTCAATACCAAGGACATTCCTCGTCAGATAAAGGCTTCTGAGAAGAACATCAAGGACGTTGAGGTCGGTGTTGATCTCAATAAGTCTTTCGCTGATCGTGCTTTGGCTGATCTTCAGAAGAACCTGGATAACCTTCGGGCTACGGGTAAAGACATTGCGTTGTTTGAGTCCGCAGCGCAGGGGTTGACCTCCAAGATTCGCAATATCCCGGTTGAACCGGAGTTGGTGCGGGGCTGGGAAGATGACATCCGGCTTGAGTTGGCCCGTATGCAGGCTTTGTCTGTCGAGGTCGATGCGAACCTTGGTGGTGGTGCGAAGCTTCAGGCTGATATGGCTGCTGAGTTGGCGAGGCTTCAGATGCTCGCCAACTTGCAGAAAATCCAGGTCCCTGTGGAGATTGACATTGACCGTAACCGGATCAGCCGTTCCTTGGGTGCGTTGGCTGGTGGTGTGGGCAGGCTTGGTGCCACTGTAGGGACTGGGCTCGCTAACGGTTTGTATAACCTTGGTTCGGCGGCTATCAGCGCCGGCAAGGGCTTTTGGAAGCTGGGCGAGAACGGCATGATCGTTGTCGCTGTCCTGGGTTTGATCGCCCCGGCGTTGGCGTTGGTGTCCGGTGCCCTGGTCGCTATCCCCGCCGCTTTCGCGGCTATCGCTGTACCTATTGCGGCTGTCGCTTTGGGCATGGACGGGTTGAAGAAAGCTGCGGAGGTTCTCAAACCGGAGTTCGAGGAACTCAAGAAGGTGATGAGTGATGCTTTCGAGCAGAAGTTCACACCGATCTTTGAGAGCTTCAAGGGCGGTTTTGTCGATGTCCTCAAGGACTCTTTGCCTAACGTCACTTCGGGTTTGGCTGACTTCGCGGCGGGTATCCGCGACTCCCTGACTTCTGTGCAGGGCATGTCTCAGATCGAGAACACCATCAACAACATCGGTGCGGCGTTGGGCCGCGCCAAAGAAGGCGCTAGGGATTTCACTTCGGGCATTCTGAAACTTGTTTCTGAGTTGTCGAACAAGTTCCCCGGCCTCGCTGATGCGTTCAACCGCACCGGGAAGTCTTTCTTGGAGTGGGTTGACAAGATCACCACCAAGGACGCTGCGACTGGGGTGTCCCAGTTGGACACCGCTATGACCCAGTTGGGTGACACGCTTTCCCGGTTGGGTGGTCTTGCCACCACGTTCTTCAAGAGCGGTTGGGAGAACCTGTCCAACGTGGACTTCGGTAAGTCGATGAGCGGCTTCGTGGAGTCTGTTGACCGGTTGGTGAATGTCACTTTGCCTCAGTTGGCTAACGCTTTCGAGGGGATCGCTGCGGCGCTACGGCCTGTCGTGGTGCTGGTCGAAAAGATTGACGCAGTGCTGTCCGGTCTGAAGGCGAAGCTGCCTTCCGCAGATGATTTCGCTGCCGCTTTCGGCGGCGATTCCTCACCTAACAAACTTCTATTCGGTGACCGGATCGGTGGCTGGATTGATGAACTCACCAACAACGAGTTCAGTTCGAAGGCTCAGGCTGCCGGGGCGAAACTCGCCACTGACCTGTCCGATGGTTTGGCTCAGGGGTTAGAGTTCGGCGGCAATCTAGGTGCCGGTCTGATGACGAACCTGGATGACATCGGTCCTGCTGTGACTCAGCAGATCAAGGACGCGATCAACGTATCCGCAGAGGATCAGAAGCAGGCGTTGAGGTCAGCGTTCACCGCTGACGGTGTAGACGCCGCTGTAGCCCAGCAGTTGACTACACAGATCACCCAGGCCGTTGAGAGCGCGAAGAACGCTATGGCGAACCTTGGGCCTGAACTTCAGGCTCAGATCGACAACGCTTTGATCCCGTTGGCTTCTATCGGGGACAAGGTCGGTGAGGCGTTCTCCACGATGGGTCCTGCGGTTGCTACCGCGTGGGAGGGCGTGGTTTCGTCCCTGACGGCTGGCACTAGCGAAATCAGCACTGCGGTCACTACAGCCTTCACCGGTCTGTCTACGTCCGCTACAACAGCGTTCCAGGGCATCCAGACAAGCATCACTGCTGCGTTCGGGTTCATGGTGCTGGCTATCGGCCAGCAAGCCCAGAACATCAATACCGCTGTGGGGCAGGCGTTCAGCCAAATCCCCGCGACGATCACCACTTCCCTGTCTGGTGTGTTGCAGGCTGTTGTGGGTGCGTTCTCCGGTGTCCCCGCCGCGATTGGTGGGGCGCTGTCCGGTGTTCCCGGTGCGATTGCGTCCGCTATGACACCCGCGATTGGTGTTGTGCAGGCGGTGATGGAGGGCATCATCGGTGTTGTTAGTGCGGTGGGTGCCCAGGTCGCTGCGGTGGCGTCGGCTACGTTCGCACAGTTCCCCCCTGCGGTGCAGGGCGCTATGGCACCGGCTATCGAAGCCGTAGGCAGTATTGGTCAGCAGATGGTTTCCACGGCGTTGTCTTTCGCTGGGGCTATGGAGTCTGCGGGCCGGTCGATTGGTGCGTCGTTCGCCGCTGGTATTGCAGGTTCAGCAGATTTGGTGGCTGGTGCGGCATCCAGCCTTATGGCTGCCGCCCGAGCGTTCATCCCGAGTTCCCCCGCCGAGAAGGGACCTTTCTCCGGTAGGGGCTGGGTCACTTACTCAGGTGAGTCTGTGGGCAA